CCATATCGCACCATATCGCGCCGCATCGCACCCCACCCACCCGGTACCCCCCACTTCACCATTTGGTACCATCTACCGCGTATGTAATACTATTCCGCACCAACACTCACCATTCTGTACTTTTCAACCCACCCCCTCTCATATAGGAAGACCCCCCCGGTAGGAGTCCCAACCACCTTGCCGTGAAAAATTTTTTATAGTAGTGTCCGCCCATGCCTATAGTAGTAACCCCAGAATACGGCGTACCTGTACGCGGACTAGAGCGCGGCGGTGACTTGGCGGAGTACGCTGCTGCTGCAAACAACACTATTGAGCTACTGAATAGCCAAAGCCAAGTTACTGACCGTGGGCGCGATAGGCAGTATATTCGGGACAGGCTCGCGTTGCGCGCAACCGTTACCCGCGCAGAGAAGAACAGGATACAGGATTTGGTTATGCGCTATGCCCAAGATCCGGTTAAAACCTCTAAGGACCTGACCATGAAGCAACGTATGGCTATGACACCACCAGCATTAGCCCTGACACATAAAATCTTAACGACTTTTGGGCACGCAGTCGCACAAGATGCTGTCCAAATACGTCATATGGTGACAAACAAGTTAATAGAAGAGTCCGAAAACCCTGATCCCCGCGTGCGGATCAAGGCATTGGAGCTACTCGGTAAGATTTCTGACGTTGGTTTGTTCGCTGAGAAGAGCGAAGTGACGATTACACACCGTACGACCGACGAATTGCGGGATCGACTGCGCGAAAAGCTGCAAAAATTGGCAAATAAAGACACAAATATTGTTGATGCTGAGTATTCTGTGGCTGAAAGTAACGCAAGTAACGGCGAAAGTAACGAAATTGTGGCTGACGAACGGCTAAAACGGCTCGATGACGAGCTTGGACTCAACTAATGGTGTGCAGAAAGGCGTAGATAATGCTTGATCTGCAGAATTTGGACTATCAAGACCTTCTGGATAACCTAGATGCGTTTGCTCCAGAGGAAGTAGAGGAAATTCTGCGTATTGCAGAGGAATTGGACTCCAGGACGGTCCGTACCGCCGCCCATAATGACCTTATTGAGTTCTGCAAGTACATGCAGCCAGATTATATCGTGGGAAAACACCACAGGATCTTGGCTGACATGCTTATGGCTATTGAGCGGGGCGATAAAGACCGTATTTGTGTCAATATACCGCCGAGACATGGTAAATCTCAGCTAGTATCTATCATGTTTCCAGCGTGGTTTTTGGGTAGAAACCCGACACGTAAGGTTATGATGGTATCGCACACTACCGATCTTGCCGTAGATTTTGGCCGTAAAGTTAGAAATCTGTTCTCTACCGATGCGTATAGAGAGATATTTCCGACGGTGTCTCTTGCTTCTGACTCTAAGTCCGCCGGGCGTTGGAACACGAATACTGGGGGCGAGTACTATGCGTGCGGTATTGGTTCTGCTCTTGCTGGCCGTGGCGCTGACCTCCTGCTCGTGGACGACCCGCATTCGGAACAAGATGTCATCAACGGTAACTTTGACGTGTTTGACAAAGCCTACGAGTGGTTTACTTTCGGAGCCAGAACCCGGCTTATGCCGGGTGGTCGTGTCGCTATAATCCAAACTCGCTGGCATATGGATGATTTAACCGGTCGCGTGACCCGCGATATGGTGAATAACGAACGCTCCGACCAATATGAAGTCGTAGAGTTCCCAGCGATCCTTGACATCCGTGCAGACAATGAGAACGATGTAGACGCAGCAGACGCAGCAGACGCAACATATATACAGAAGCCGCTCTGGCCCGAGTTCTTCGATCTAGATGCGCTCCTACGCACCAAGGCGTCTATGCCGGTGTTTCAGTGGAACGCGCAGTACCAGCAGCAGCCCACCGCTGAAGAGGCGTCTATCATCAAGCGCGAGTGGTGGCAGTTGTGGGAGAATAAGAGCCCCCCACCTTGCGAGTACATGATTATGTCCTTGGACGCCGCAGCGGAGACGCATAACCGTGCGGACTACACTGCGTTGACTACCTGGGGTGTTTTTATGAACGACAACACCGGGGCGTATAACATCATCCTGTTAAATAGCATCAAGCAGCGATTGGAGTTCCCGGAGCTAAAGGCCCTGGCTATGGAGCAGTATGCCCTATGGGAGCCTGATGCGTTCATTGTGGAGAAGAAAAGCGCCGGTGTGGCTATATACCAGGAGCTGCGTAGGATGGGCCTCCCGGTGCAGGAGTACACACCACATAGGGGCACCGGAGATAAACTTGCTAGACTAAACTCAGTATCTGATATAGTTGCCTCTGGTATAGTGTGGGTTCCACAGACTAGATGGGCCGAAGAGGTTGTCGAAGAGATCGCCGGATTTCCGTTTATGAGCCACGATGACCTAGTGGACTCTACAGTCATGGCCCTTATGCGGTTCCGCTTGGGTGGGTTTATTAGCTTACCCACTGATGAACCTGACGCTATTTCCTATTTCAAACAGCGCCGTGGGGCGTACTACTAACTTTAGGGGACGTTGTTATGGCGATGGATAAGAGTCTATATGTGGACACAGCGACACCGCTTGGCGGTGCTATGGGCGTCGATATCTCTCCGGATGACGCTGAAGATGACGCCGAGGGCGGTGGGTTAGACATTACTATTGTTGATCCCGAGGCGGTTACATTTAGTGACGGTAGTATGGAGATTACCCTGATCCCCGATGCTGACGAGACTGATTTTATCCCGTTTGATGGGAATCTGGCGGAAGCTCTCGATGATGGAGAGCTTAGAGGACTATCGAATGATCTGGTTGGCTCTGTATCTTCAGACATCGACAGCCGTAAGGAATGGGCTGACACTTTTGTCAAAGGTCTGGACGTACTTGGATTTAAGTATGAAGAACGCACTGAACCATGGGAAGGAGCTTGCGGTGTCTACTCTACGGTACTTGCAGAAGCGGCTATCCGCTTTCAGGCGGAAACTATGTCGGAGACTTTCCCGGCAGGTGGCCCGGTTAAGGTCAAGATTCTAGGTGAAGAGTCCAAGGACAAGGTAGAGGCTGCAGAACGCGTTAAGGCGGATATGAACTATGAGCTTACTGAGCACATGGTGGAGTATCGCCCCGAGCATGAGCGGCTGCTGTATAGCCTTGGGCTGGCTGGCTCTGCGTTCAAGAAGGTATACTTTGACCCCAATTTAGGGCGTCAGGTAGCTATTTATATCCCCGCAGAAGACGTTATCGTCCCTTACGGTGCTAGCCATATCGAGACGGCGGAGCGTGTTACGCATATCATGCGTAAGACCAAGAACGAGGTCCGGAAACTACAGGCCGCAGGGTTCTATAGAGATGTAGACCTTGGCGACCCCCAGCCGTTCCATACGGATATCGAAGAGAGGAAGGCCGAGGAGAACGGGTTCTCTATCACCGACGATGATCGGTACGTCCTGTATGAAGTCCATGCGGATCTCATTATCCCTGGTATAGATAACGAGGTAGAGGACGAGGACGAGGACGAAGATGGGGATGTAAACATAGCTAAGCCCTATGTGGTTACTATCGAGCGAGGCACGGGCATCGTGCTGGCTATTCGGCGTAACTGGGACCCTGATGACGAGCTTATGCTGAAGCGGCAGCACTTCGTCCATTACGTATACGTACCTGGGTTTGGATTCTACGGACTCGGGCTCATCCACATCATTGGTGGCTATGCTAAGGCCGGTACGAGCCTCATACGGCAGCTTGTTGATGCCGGCACACTATCTAACCTCCCAGGTGGCCTGAAGGCCCGTGGCCTGCGTATTAAGGGTGATGATACCCCCATCGAGCCGGGTGAGTGGAAGGACGTGGACGTGCCGTCTGGGTCCATCCGCGACAACATCATGCCGCTTCCGTATAAGGAGCCGAGCCAGACACTCCTGGCGCTGTTGAACCAGATCACCACTGAGGGCCGTAGGCTTGGCGCTATCAGCGATATGAATATCTCTGATATGTCGGCTAACGCTCCAGTGGGCACAACGCTTGCATTATTGGAACGTACGCTGAAGCCGATGGCGGCAGTGCAGGCTCGCGTGCATTATGCCATGAAGCAGGAGTTCAAGCTGCTGAAAGTGCTCCTCGCGGAGTACGCTCCGGAGGAGTATGAGTATAAGCCGGCCCGTGGGGAGATAAGCGCTAGGCAGGCGGACTACGCCATGGTGGACGTGATCCCTGTCAGTGATCCTAACTCCTCGACCATGGCCCAGCGGGTAGTACAGTACCAAGCAGTACTACAGATGGCGCAGGCTGCTCCGCAGATATATGACTTGCCGCAGCTACATCGACAGATGATCGAGGTACTCGGGGTCAAGAACGCTGACAAGTTGGTACCGACTAAAGAGGACCTAAAACCGACTGATCCGGTCAGTGAGAACATGAACGCGTTGATTGGCAAGCCTCTGCGCGCGTTTATCTACCAGGATCACGACGCGCATATTGCCAACCACACAGCGTTTATCCAGGACCCGATGGTGGCGCAGATGGTCGGTCAGAACCCGCAGGCGGGGCAGATCATGGCGTCGCTACAGGCGCATATCGCTGAGCACCTTGGGTTCAGCTACCGTAAGCAGATAGAGGAGCGGCTTGGTGTTGAGCTTCCGCCGCCTAACGAAGAGCTTCCGGAGGCTATCGAGGTAGAGTTGGCTAGACTCATGGCGACAGCTGGACAGCAGCTGACTCAGGCACACCAGCAACAGGCTGCACAGCAGGAGCAGCAGAAGCAGGCCCAAGACCCTGTCCTCCAGATGCAGAGGGAGGAGCTTCAGATTAAGGCGCAGGAGGTCCAGCGCAAGATTGCCAAGGATCAGAGCGACGCACAGCTCAGGCAGGCGCAGCTCCAGCAGCAGACCGAGAAGGTCAAGGCTGATGCGTTTATTAACGCTGCGCGGCTCAAGTTAGACGAACGGGAGCTTCAGCTCGACGCCCAGAAAGAGGGTGTACGGCTAGCCGCAGACCGTCGCCGGGACCGTACTAAGTTGGATTTAGAGCTGTTGAAGACTGGCGTTGCCGCACGTCGGGATAGCACGCCCCCTTCTCGGCCTAAGAAGAAATAGGGAGATATAGCTGCATATGGCTAAAACCGTCTTTGACGTGCTTGCAGATAAGGTTGACGAGGCTAAAACTGCGGCGTCCAACTTTTTGGTTGGCGGTGCAGCCAAAGACTACGCTGCTTATAGGGAATCGGTAGGTTTCATTCGAGGTCTGGAAACTTGCTTGCGTGAAATAGAAGACCTCTCGCGACGTTACATGGACGATGACAATGACTGATTTTACCATTTCTTCAGTGAAGCTACCCGACACTACACCTCCCCTTGAGTCTGCTGAGTGGGAGGCTCAGCTACCGAAACCGGTGGGTTACCGGGTATTGGTAGCACTACCCGATATCGCCGATACCTACGACGGTACGACGCTTTTGAAGCTGGAGAGCGAGAAAAAGCGGGAGTACATCATGTCTATCCTTGGCCTAGTGCTGGATATGGGTGAGAGCGCTTATAAGGATAAGGACAGATTCCCAGAGGGGCCGTGGTGTAAACCCGGTGACTACGTCATGTTTCGCATGAATACCGGGACTCGCTTCCTCGTTAATGGTAAGGAATACCGGCTTATGAACGACGACTCCATTGAGGCCGTTGTAGCTGACCCCCGTGGTATCTGCCGAGCATAGGAGGGTTAGACATGGCATTCCAAAAAGTAGAGTTTGAGTTTCCACATGAAGAAGCTGAACGGCCAGACCGTATCGAGGTTGAGCCGTCCAGCGCGGTAGAGATCACTCTTCCTGGCCGTACGCCCGCCAAACGAGCCAAAGCTCAGGAAGTTGAGGTGGAGGTAGACGATGATGACGACTACGAGGTCGAGGTTGTAGACGACACTCCCCCGGCTGATCGGAACCGTAAAGCCTCAGAGCCTCCGGAAGATGTCACTGAAGAAGAGCTTCAAGACTACTCCGAAAAAGTGCGCAAGCGCATCCAGCACTTTAGTAAGGGCTACCACGATGAGCGGCGTGCCAAAGAGCAGGCTATCCGTGAGCGTGTAGAGGCAGAGCAGTTTGCCCAGCGCATCATGGAGGAGAATAATCGACTGAAGGGTGATGCCGCTTCTACACGCTCCGCTTTGGTAGAGCAGGCCAAGAAAGCTAATCTAGCTGAGGTAGAAGAAGCCAAACGCGCTTATAGAGAAGCGTATGATTCTGGCGACTCTGAGGCTGTACTCCAAGCCCAGGAGAAGCTGACGGCAGCTAAACTTAGAGAATCTAAGTTAGCTGACTATAAAGAAACACCTTTACAGCAGAACACGGCCCCTGTACGAACAGAGGCTAATAACACCCCGTCGGCAGTCCAAGTCGATCCTAGGGCGGAATCTTGGAGACAAGATAATCCTTGGTTCGGTAGCGACGATGAGATGACGAGCTTAGCTATGGGGTTGCACAACTCTCTCGTCAAATCGGGCGTCAACCCGAACTCTGACGACTACTACCAGCAGATTGATGCTGGTATGCGCAGGCGTTTTCCAGAGAGATTTGGAGACGTCGAAGAAGACTCTAGACCTAGGAAACGGAGGCCCAACGTGGTCGCACCCGCTACGCGGAGCACATCGCCTACTAAGATTAGGCTTACGCAGACCCAGGTTACTCTGGCTAAACGTCTAGGGTTGAAGCCTGAGCAGTATGCTCAGCAATTGCTAATTGATCGGAGTAAACAGCAATGACGCAGACTCGTACTCGTCGTGACTTAGACACCCGTGATAGTGAAAGCCGTCGCCGTGCGTGGCAACGTCCTGAGACGCTGCCTTCCCCAGATCCGGAACCGGGTTACACATTTCACTGGGTTCGTGTTAGCACGCGAGGTGAAGTAGACGCCACTAATGTTTCCTCCAAGCTGCGTGAGGGATGGGAACCCGTCAAAGCCAGCGATCATCCAGAGATAACTGTTGTGACCGTAGAGAACGAGCGTTTCAAAGACAACATTGTTATCGGCGGTTTGATGTTGTGCAAAACTCCTGTTGAGTTTGTTGAGGACCGTAACTCCTATTATAGGAGTATGGCCCAATCTCAGATGGAGTCGGTGGACAATAACCTCATGCGGGAGAACGATCCGCGGATGCCTCTGTTTAATCAGCGGCAGAGTCGGGTCACTTTCGGAAACGGATCATAACAGGAGTTAGCTATAATGGCTTATCCAACTGTTAGTGGCCCCTATGGGCTTGTTCCGGTAAAGATGCTCAGCGGCTCGCCGTTTGTTGGTGTTACCCGCCACTACAAAATTGCTAGTGGTTATGCTACCACCATCTTCTTCGGCGATGTTGTTAAGCTCGTTACCGGTGGTACCGTCGAGCGTGATACGTTTGACGCTGCTATGACGCCAATCGGCGTCTTCCTCGGCTGCACGTATACTGACCCGAATCTGGGTTATAAGCTGTTCAGCCAGTCCTATCCGGCAAGCACTGTTGCTTCGGATATCGAAGCCTACGTTTGTGACGATACGAGTGCCCTGTTCAAGGTTGCTGTTGTGTCCTCGGGCACGACGATTGGTGACCTCGCACAGACCGATATCGGTGCCAACGTGGCTGGTGTTGACAACACCGGTGATTCGACTTCGGGTAACTCCCGTTGCGCTATCTCCGATACGTCAGCTACCACGAATACTCTGCCGTTCCGCATTGTCGGCTTGGTAGAGGAGACCAAAAACACTTCTGGTGGTTATACTGAAGCCTACGTTAAATGGAATGCAGGTCATCAGTTCAACAACACCACTGGCGTGTAAGGGGAGTGATGTAACATGGCAATTTCACGCGCACAACTCCTCAAAGAACTCCTTCCCGGCCTTAATGCTCTGTTTGGCATGGAGTATGCTAAGTACGGTGAGGAGCATCAGGAAATCTTCGAGACCGAGTCTTCGGAACGGTCGTTCGAGGAAGAAACCAAGCTGTCGGGTTTCTCAGCTGCCCCGGTTAAAAACGAAGGCGCTGCGATTACCTACGACAATGCCCAGGAAGCCTGGACCGCTCGCTATAACCACGAAACCATCGCCATGGGCTTTTCCATCACGGAAGAGGCCATTGAGGATAACTTGTACGACTCTCTGTCGGCTCGTTATACCAAAGCGCTGGCTCGTGCTATGGCGTACACCAAACAGGTTAAAGCCTCTGCCATCCTGAACAATGCGTTCACTGGCTCGGGTGTTACCTATGGTGACGGTAAAGTGCTCTGTGCTACCGACCACCCGTTGGTGTCCGGTGGTACTAACTCCAATACGCCAGCTGTTGCTGCTGACCTTAACGAGACTTCTCTTGAGGCTGCAGTTATTCAGATTGCGGGTTGGACGGACGAGCGTGGGCTCCTCATCGCTGCGAAGCCGCGCAAGCTGGTTGTGCCTCCGGCGCTCCAGTTTGTCGCTACTCGTCTGTTGGAGACCGAGGGCCGTGTCGGCACTGCGGATAACGATATCAACGCCCTGCGGAACAATGGTTCCATCCCGGAGGGTTATACCGTTAACCACTATATGACCGACACGAACGCTTGGTTCCTCCTTACCGACGTTCCGAACGGCCTGAAGCATTTCGTCCGTACTCCGATGTCTACGTCTATGGACGCCGACTTCGACACGGGCAACAGCCGCTACAAGGCTCGTGAGCGTTACTCGTTCGGTGTGTCTGATCCCCTTGGGATCTACGGCTCACCCGGCGCGTGACCTAGGAGAGGGAGCAATTACTTGCTCCCTCTTTTCTTTTGTGTATAATATACTCGTTCCCTGACAGCCGTTAGGCTGACTTAGCCAAGACAGGAGATACGCATGGCTAATACGACTTTTAGCGGACCCGTACGTTCCGAAAACGGGTTTAAGGATATTACCAAGACCGCGTCTACCGGCGCTGAGACGGTCAATATCTCTATTACATACGACGGCACTAATAGCGTCGTAATCCTCTCCAACCTGCCTACTTCTAACCCCGCTGTTGCCGGACAGCTCTGGAGTAACTTAGGTGTTCTTACTGTCTCCGCTGGTTAAGGGGACGGTTAGATGGCTGGTAATGAAGTAAAAGCCTACAACGTCTCTACCTCTGGGTTTACGCCTGGACTGGTAGGGCCTGGACGTGCGCGTATCCGGAACGTTCTTGTATATGGCACAGCGGTAACAGCGTTCACTATTAAGGATGGCAGCAACACTGGAGAGACACTGCTGGACGTTAGTGTCGCTGCTGGTTCGAATAGCCTCTATATCGGTGACGACGACGGTATTCTTGCCCGAAACGGTTGCTATGTGTCTGCTATGAGCGGTACCGGATCTACGATCACATTGATCTTGGGGTAGGTTATGCGGTCATACTATAAGTCTGGTGGGTCTGTATCTCCTGCATGGCAACGCAAGGAGGGTAAAGACCCAGAGGGCGGCCTAAACGCTAAAGGTAGAGCCTCTGCCAAACGGCAGGGGATGAATCTGAAGCCGCCAGCACCCAACCCTAAGACTAAGAAGGACGCATCTCGGCGTAAATCTTTTTGCGCGCGTATGTCCGGTATGAAGAAGAAACTAACTAGCTCTAAGACAGCTAGTGACCCAAACAGCCGTATCAACAAAAGCCTACGTGCGTGGAATTGTTAGATGCCTGCTAAGACCAAGAAACAGCAACGGTTTATGCAAGCGGTAGCCCACAACGAGGATTTTGCTAAAAAAGTTGGTGTTCCACAATCTATAGGTAAGGAGTTCTCTACGATGAAGAAGTATCAGATGGGTGGTATGGCTGCTCCAGGCCCTGCCGGTATGGCTACCGCTCCGATGGGTCCCGCCGCTATGGGCCGTGATCCGGAAGAGGAGCGCCGCAAACGTATGGCCATGGCGGCTATGGGCGGTGCTGATCCCGCAGCTGGTCCCGCCGCTGGTCCCGGCCCACGCATGAAAAAGGGCGGTAAAGTTAAGATGATGGGTGGCGGTATGGCCAAGAAATACAACAAGGGCGGTAAGGTCCGTGGTTGTGGTATGGCCGCTGGGGGTAAAGTCCGACCCTGTAAGATGGTCCGTATGGCTGGTGCGTAATGCGTAAGTATTACCGCAAAGATTGTTGTGGCTGCAGCCATAACTACGCCAAAGGTGGGGAGGTTTGGGATAAACCCAGACCTAAAGGGCTTGGTAAACCAAACCCTATGAGCGCACGTCGTAAGATGAAAGCCAAAGAGCTGGCTAAATCCGGCAAGCGCCCTTACCCTAACTTGGTCGATAATATGCGGGCGAGTATGTGATGGCTACCTCCGGTACTACCGCGTTCAATATGGACTTTACTGAGATCGCCGAGGAGGCGTGGGAGCGTGCTGGCCGTGAAATGCGGTCTGGTTACGATCTTCGCACTGCGCGTCGGTCCATGAACTTATTGACTATTGAGTGGCAGAACCGGGGGATTAACCTTTGGACTATTGATTCCGGCACGATTAGCCTCACGACTGGTACCGGACAGTACACACTACCTGCGGATACGATTGATCTGCTGGAGCATGTAATCCGTACAGGTAGTGGTACTACCCAGCAGGATCTTACCATAACACGGATAAGCGTCAGTACATACGCGTCCATCCCCAACAAGACTAATACCGGGCGGCCTATCCAGGTGTGGATAGAGCGGTTGCGCGATGCACCTCGTATTAATGTCTGGCCTGTTCCGGATAGCAATGATTATACGTTTGCGTATTGGCGTATGCGGCGTATCGAAGATGCTGGTAGTGGTGTGCAGACAGCGGACATGAACTTCCGTTTCCTGCCTTGTCTGGTAGCTGGTCTGGCCTATCATATTGCTATGAAGGTTCCAGAGTTGGCTCCCAGGCTACCGATCCTCAAAGAAGCGTATATGGAGCAGTTCGATCTGGCTGCAGGCGAAGATCGTGAAAAGGCGTCTGTGCGTTTTGTCCCTCTGGCTATGAGGGTATAGTATGGGGAACCGGTTTGCATCTAGTAGGAAGGCTCTAGGTGTATGCGATGTCTGCGGCTTCACATATAAATTACGAGATCTTCGCAGCGTCATAGTTAAGCGGAAGGTTACAGGCACTAAGGCGTGTAGGGAGTGTTGGGACCCGGATCATCCGCAGTTGCAGTTGGGTGAGTATCCGGTATACGATCCGCAGGCTCTGCGCGATCCGCGCCCAGACACAGCGCAACTAGCCGCTAGTCGCGCTATCATCATACCGGTGGTACCGGTTGTCGGTACCACGTTTGTAGGGACAGTTTCCGTAACCACGAGTTAGGAGTGTGACTATGTACGGTAAAAGGCCAGTGAAAAAATCCACCAAACCCGCCAAGAAGGGTAAGGGCGTTAAGATCAAAGGTACAGGCGCAGCTACTAAGGGCCTCTACGCCCGCGGACCTATGGCGTAACCATGAATTACTCTGAGCTAACTGCTAACATACAGGACATAACCGAGACTACGTTCACCTCGGATCAGCTTGCTATGTTTACGCAGCAGGCTGAGCAGAAGATCTACAATAGCGTCCAGATCCCCGAGCTACGTAGGAATGTTACAGGTACGGCATCTTCTGGGAATAAGTACCTGCAGATGCCGGCAGACTTTCTGTATTCCTTCAGTATGGCTACTATAAATGACGCTGGTTCGTATACGTACCTTCTGAATAAGGACGTTAACTTTATCCGGGAAGCATATCCGGCACCGACAGATACTGGCGCGCCGAAGCATTATGCCTTCTTCAGCGGTACGTCTTTCATTTTAGGGCCTACCCCCGATGCTGATTACACTGTAGAGCTACACTACGGCTATTATCCTGAATCTATCGTAACTGCCGGAACTAGCTGGTTAGGCGATGAGTTTGATTCAGCCCTATTGAACGGGGCACTTATAGAAGCTATTAGGTTTCTAAAAGGGGAGCCGGATGTAGTGGCTATATACGAGAAGCTGTACGCCCTGGCTATCGGGCTTCTGAAGAACCTGGGTGACGGTAAACTACGCCAAGATATGTATCGCTCTGGCGAGTACCGTTCTATTCCAACATAGGGGTTTCACTATGGCTATTACACAGAGTATGTGCACCAGCTTCAAGGCCGAGATCCTTGGTGGCATCCAGGATCTCGATAGTGATACGTTGAAGATTGCGCTTTATACAAGTAGCGCCACTCTCAACGCTACGACCACTGCGTACACCACTACAAATGAAGTAGTTGGTACGGGATACACAGCCGGTGGTAATGTACTGACGGGCGCTACGATTTCAACTTCTGGCACTACGGCTATCGTTGACTTCGACAATACCCAGTGGGTTGGATCTTCTATCACGGCTAGGGGAGCCTTGATCTATAACTCCTCTAAGGCTAACAGGGCTATTGCGGTACTAGATTTCGGGGAGGATAAAACTTCCAACGCTGGTACGTTCATTATCCAATTCCCAACAGCAGATGCTAGCAACGCCATAGTTCGCATATCTTAGGAGGCTGAGATGGCTACATTCAACAAGATTAACGACTTTGTGGAGAACGCGGTAGAGGCGGCAAACCTAGGTTCTGACCAGTTTGTCATCGCGCTATCCAATACGGCTCCAGGTTCGGAGTCGTCCAACCCCACCGCGGATGGTAACGGTATTTTGGCTAACGTAACTCAGGTCAGCTACACTAACCTGTCTAGCCGTAACATCACTACCACATCATCGTCTCAGACTAGTGGTGTCTACAAGCTGGTGCTGTCGGATATTACGCTTACGGCATCGGGCGGTACTGTCGCCCCGTTCCAATATATCTATATCTACGACGATACCGTGACGAGCCCAGCGGACCCTCTGGTATGCTACTATGATTATGGTTCGGCTTTGACGCTTAACGACGGCGATACCTTGACCGTCGATTTCGATGCGGCTAATGGGGTACTTCAGTTAACGTAGGGGATACTCTTATGGTTACGCTCGTAAACAGGGCAAAAGTCGCTACTAGCACCACGGGCACGGGGACTATAACTCTAGGTAGTCCAGAGGCTGGGTATCAGAGTTTTGCGTCTGCTGGTGTAGCCGACGGGCAGACCGTACGCTATGTCATTGAAGATGGCGATAGCTGGGAGATCGGTACTGGTACATACACGGCTTCCGGAACTACACTCACGCGTACAGTGAGTGAAAGTTCTAGCGGTGGCTCGGCGATTAGTCTTACCGGTAGCGCTATTGTTTATGTAGCGGCAACTGAAGCAGAGTTGCGCGATTCCAGAGTCGGTACTGTATCTGGTAATGCAACCTTAGATCTTAGTACAGGTACTATATTCAACCACACCCTTACGGGTAACGCTACCCTTGCGTTTACCAATCCCCCCGCCAGTGGGACCGGCTATAGATTTTCTGCAAACATCACAGGGGTAAATGTACCGTCTGCGTCTGGTGGCTACTCCGTTGCAAATGCGGCTTTTACTAACGAGACGTATACCGTAGGGGGTATTCTTAGTAGTACCGGGATAGTATTTAATAATGATGGTACAAAACTTTTTGTACTTGGGTTTTCGGGTTCAGTTGGTTACTATAGTCTTAGTACCGCGTACGATATTTCTACTGCGGCGTATGTAAACAGTTTCTTTGTAGGCGCCCAAGAAATATATCCGATGGGGCTTCGGTTTAACGCTGATGGCACTAAACTATATATCATTGGGTATAATAGTGACACTATCTACCAGTATACGCTCTCCACTGCTTACGATATCACCACTGCTTCCTACGATAGTGTAAGTTTCAGTGTAGCAAGCCAAGACACAAATCCATATGGGCTTTCTTTTAACTCCGACGGTACTAAATTATACGTACTTGGAAATGGTACTGATGCAGTCTATCAGTACACGCTTTCCACCGCTTATGATATATCCACCACTTCTTATGACAGTGTCTCTTTTAGCGTAAGTTCGCAAGATACTAACGTGCGGAGCCTTTTCTTTAATAGCGATGGCACTAAATTATACGTACTTGGAAGTGGTAATGACTCTGTCTACCAGTACACGCTTTCCACCGCATATGATTTATCCACCGCTTCCTACGATAGCGTTAGCTTTAATATATCGGGGCAAACAGGATCCCCTACTAGTGGTATCTTCAACGATGACGGTACCAAGTTCTACCTGAGTGGTAGCGTAACCGCCGTTAGCTTTATATTCCAATACACGCTTTCCACCGCTTATGATATGTCCACTGCTTCCTACGACAGTGTGAGTACTGCTACTATGACTAGTAGCAATATGGGTGTTGAGAATTTTACTGTATCTGCAGGTTATACTAAGCTGCATACCGTAAGGAGTAATTCTGCATACTACTTTACGCTGTCTACAGCATCTGACCTAACCACGACAACGTTAGTTTCTAGTTTTGCTTTTTCTGCACAAGCTAGTAATATAAAAGGCATTCTTTTTAATAGTGATGGTACCAAGTG